AAAATTAAAGGATAGCAAACTCCAATGAACAAAAGCGAGGGAGCCACAATTGAACAAAGCATTATAATAAGTTTTTGCAAAATTCAATCTTAATTGGGAAACTCTTTACTTATTGACTGTTTTTTGGTTATAATAACTTTACAATATTAGCATTACTAAGTGTTAATATACTTCTAGGTGTTCAAGCCGAAAGGGGAGTTAATCACTCGATTAGCTCTTTCTTACTTTGAATAGCTAGAAGTTACGATTAGTAGTAAGAACTTGAACACCTCTTATAAAAACTTCCAAATTAAAATAGTTTAAAGAACAGCAGATGAGTGAACTATCAGAAACATACGAACTTATGAAAAAAGTAAGTCGTGAAAAGAAGCTCTCTAATAAAGAGTTTTCTACTGTGTTGCTTGATAAAATGGGAATAGATTATGAGCCTAAAAATAATGGAATACATCTAATTGTTTATAATGGCGAAGAAACTATTGATTTTTATCCAAGTACAGGAAAATGGATACCAAGAGGTAAACAGGCTCAAAGAGGTATTAGAAAACTTCTTGACTATTTGCAAGATAGTATATCATGAAGCAGAAAAACATTAATAAACGAGATGGGTTTACATTTTTTAATAGTGTTCAAAAAGCAATCAATAAATTAAATGATAAACAACTAGCTACATTTATGAGAGAGTTTTTATCTGTGCAATTTTTAGAAAAAAGATGGGATGAAGTAGAGTTTAAAGACCCACTTTTAGATATGATGTGGGTAAATATGGTTAATACTGTAGAAGCTCAGATTAATGGGTATTTAGTTAATAAAATTAAATCAACTAACCAATTCATGGGGGTTTATGATATTTCTAACCCCCCGTCTGACGCACCGTCACACCCCCCGTTACACGAAGTACAAGGAGAAGTACAAGTACAAGATAAAGTAAAAGGACAAGAGCAAGAGATTATCACAACTGAAAGTTATGATGACAGCCTCAGATTATCTAATTATCTTTTTAATAATATTCTCAAAGTAAACCCTAACTTTAAAAAACCTAATTTAGATACCTGGGCTAAAGATATTGACAAAGCTATTCGCATAGATAAAAGAACAGTCGAGCAATTAAAAGAATGTATCGATTGGATATATACTGAAAAAGGTGCATTTTGGCAAAAAAACATTCTAAGTGGTAAAAAACTAAGAGAGAAATTTGATACAATGAATATGCAAGTAATAACAAAAGTCTCAACTAAGCAAGAGTTAAAGCTAAGTGAAGAAGCTCAAGTATGGGCTAATGTTTATCGTAAGCAAGGTATGAGTGAAGAAGATATAATTGAGAAGCTTCGTGAAGCTGAATATATAGTGTAAAAGGATAGCAAGATGAAGAAATGTTATATAAAAAATGGAGAGATTAAACTTTGTAAGGAATTGTATCATGTAACTACAAATCTTAATACAAAGTTAGAGCGTGTAGAAATGTGCTATATGAGTGAAGCCGATAAAGGTTTTATAGGTGCAATAACATTTAGATATGGAAGAAAAAAGAATGACATTGTAGCTATTTCTTTTTGTCCTATTTGCGGTGGAGAATTAAGATGATTATCAACCGAGAAATTCTAAACCAACACACGACACATAAATACACAGTAGAAAGAGTAATGGCAAAAGCACGACACTTTCAAATCATATTCGATAAAATGGCACGAACATCAAACGGAGCGATTTATCCGACAGTTCATTTCAAAAAAGCCGATTGGATTGAAGCTCAGAAAATCCATATTGCAACAATGAGAATTGATGCGGTTGCGACTAATACACAGTTGCTTGAATTTGTTGAGGGAGTGACGATATGAAATATTTAGCAATGTTAAGTGGTGGACAAGATAGTACAGCAATGACTTTAAGGATGTTGGAATTAGGTATGCAAATTGATTATATTATATTTTGCGACACAGGGCTAGAGGTTAAAGAAATGTATAATTATATTGATAAATTAGATACATTTTTTCAGCGTAAATATAATATTAAGATCACAAGACTAAATCCAAGAAAAACTTTTGAAGAATGGGTATTTGGTAAAGTTACAAGTGGAGAAATGGAAGGAAAAATTAGAGGGATACCACTAATTACAACACCTTGCTATTGGAGAAGAGAAGTTAAAGAGTATGCTTTTCTTGATTTTATAAAAGAAAATAATATTACAGAATATATAAAGTATATAGGCTATACATTTAGGGAGAGTGATAGATGGAAAGATATTGAAAAATATAATGCAGTTGCACCTTTTGTAGAGTGGAAATGGAATGAGCCAGAAGTGCAAAAATATTTAAAAGACAATCAAATGGAAAATAAACTGTATCAGCATTTTACAAGAATAGGGTGCGGAATTTGTCCAAAACAAGGAAAGTCGTTCTATGAAGTATATAAATATTATCCTGATACATGGAAATACGCAAAAGACTTAGAGAAAAGACTATACAATGAAAGGGATATTTTAGGAGAAAAACAAATGCCTTCTTATGATATAAGCAGATTTTCGTGGGAACTAGAAGAAGATTTTAAAAGAAAAGATAAACAACAGACTTTCGATCTTGGATTTGCTCCACCTCAAGACTGTTTTTGTAAAATATAAGGAAACAAAATGCAAACAATAAAACAATACTCAAAAAAAGACAATCACATTATTGTAGGTAAGTTCAATGAAGGAAAGCTAACTTCATTCGGTGTAGCTGATAACCAGATGGAACTTGTAACAGCAGAGAGTTTTAAAACTGCTGCTGAAGCTATGAGTTGGGCTGAGAATTATAAGGGACTTTGTTGTGGCTAAACCTAAAACCTGTAAGATCTGCAAAGACAAATTTATTCCAGTTAGACAACTTCAGCCAACTTGCCAAAAGATGGATTGTATGATAGCTTATTCAGATAAGCATCTTGCAAAAAAGAAACTCGAAGTAAAAAAAACTCATCGACAAGCACTAAAAAAATTCAACAACTCAGATATAAATATACTTAAAAGACTAGCTCAAAAAATCTTCAATCAATACATCAGAAAAAGAGACGAAAAATTACTTTGCATTAGTTGTGGCTACAATTTCAATACAGCAGAAAAACCAAGACAAGCCCACGCATCTCACTATCGCCCTGCAACTAATTCTAATTTACGGTTTGATGAAAGAAATGTTTGGAGGTCGTGCCAAATTTGCAACACTCATCTAAGTGGAAATCTTGCTAATTACAGAATTGCTTTAATTGATAAAATAGGCTTAGAGCAGGTGGAAGAACTCGAAGCAACTAATGGAATTAAGAAGTTTACGACAGATGAATTGCAAGAAATAATAACTAAATATAGACAGAAATTAAAAGAATTATGATTATTATAGTAAATTCCTTTACATTATAGTGTTAATTAGGTTATAATGGTTATATCAAGAAAAGGATAGCCAAATGGATAGAGTTGAATATGATACTAACGAGTATTACAAAGGGATTGAGAAAGGTGAAAGAGCGTTAGATAACTTTCGCTCAGACATAGAGCCGATTGTTTCAGAGATTGAAGATTTAATCACACGAATTAAGGAAATTGCAGAAGGTTATCCTGATTATTGTTTTGAAGATGAAATATCTCAACAGTTAAAGGATATCCAATGAGCCAATGCAGTAATATACTAAAACACTTAGAAGAGGGTAAAAGTATCACTCCAATAGATGCACTAAATTTATTCGGAGTGTTTCGCCTTGCAGCGAGAATTTCAGATATTAGAAATGCAGGTCACGAAATTACAACTAAATCGGTGAAGGTAAATAATAAAGAGTTTGCAAGTTATTTCATGCCAGAACATATTGAAGTAAAAGGATAAAAATATGACTATGGAATATTTAGACAGACTTCACACAAAGAAGATGGAAACAGGAGAAATGACGAGAGAGTGGATGAGTAGATTTTCAAAGATTATGCTGAAATTTGCAAGGAGAGTAAGATGATACCATTGTATAAAGCAGATACGATAGATGGTAAGGAAGTTGAGGGTTTATTGATGAATAAAAATATAATCAATACAGCTCCATTAAATACTATATGGGTATTACCAGAAACAATCAAACCAGACACATTGAAAATCTTATTTGATGGAAAGAGTTGGTATGACGCAAATAATGTTATGCAAGAAATATTAAACGAACAACGATATAAAGTAGAAGCTAAAATGAGAGGACTATAATGAACAACAATAAACTAAAAGAAATATACGAAGCTAATCCTAGTGATTGGGTTATATATGCTTTAACAGGTGCTAACACTTGGATAAAAGTATCTGATACAGACCATGATGATATTCAACTAATAGCTAAACAACACGAACATATAGCTGATGCTGTTATTGCTAATCCTGAGGTTGAAGTGGAACAATGGTCAGAGATTAAGGATATTGCTTGGGCTACTTGTCCTGATTTCTTTAGAGATTATGACGATAGATATTTTGATTACAGACTAAAAGAAACAAAACCAGTAAACTTTAATAATGGCTATATAAAAGCTAGTCAAGAGGCTTATGATTTATTAGTAGAACAGTATACCAGTATGTTGGGCTACGATAAAAATTTTGGTTATATGTATATTGAAAATAATGAAATAACAATGTGTACTTTAGATTATATTAAAGTATGTAATGAGCAAGAAATCAAATACAAACAACTCTGCATAAACAACGGAGAGCTTAGCTGGGATGAGTCAACTATTTCCAAAATGGAAACAGTTCACATAAACTCAATGGAAGACCTTAATGAACTTCCAATAGTAGGAGAAGAAGAAATGAACGCATCAGACGACTATAAAAAAGGTTGGAAAGATAGAGATAAACAATCTGACCTAGAAGTAACACCAGATAATGTAGATGGATTTAATTCTGATGGTTCATATAACCATGTTGAAGATGAAAGAGGATGGGATGACTTTGAAGTAAATCCTGCATTTCAGAAATCTTTTAAATCAGAAGGAGAAACAGATGCAATCACAGATAGTAGAACTGATATGTGCAACAATGGCGATAGTGATGGTGATAAAGTGGATATGGAAATAACAGATGATGATGGTAAGGTTTATTCTTTTGAGAAGCCTAAGTTTGAGTGTGAGTTGCTGAAGGTAACTGACAAGTATTTATATGGTTTAATTTTTCCAAAAGATAGTGAGGAACAAATTCAAAGATGGGATTTAGAAACTGGAAGAAGTTATTTTACTTCAATGCTACAAGATGAATTAATTCCAATTAAACCAAAAGAAGAAATCAAATTCCCTGCATTGATGATAAATAGATATTACAGTTTTACATCAGTTAAAAATAAAGAAGAGTATCTGCTGAATTTAGACCATTGGAGACTAGCTACTAAAGATGAGTTGGATGGACTTTATTATGAAGGAAAAAACAATGAAGTTAATTGAAGACTTAGGGGTATTAGATACTGGGAGAACTAAGAAAAATGGTAAGCCAGTAAGAGAAAGTTTTGGAATGTATGAGTGTCCAATATGTGAAACACCTTTCAAGGTTAGAAGAACAAATGAAAAAAGCAGTCATACAACCAAGTGTAGAAGTTGTCAAGTGATTATAAAAAATACAAAACATGGAGACTCAAAGTCAAAATTGTTTAATATATGGGTTGGGATAAAACAAAGATGCTTAAATCCAAACAACAAAAGCTATAAAAACTATGGAGCAAAAGGTGTAACCATATCTGATATTTGGATAAACGATTATCAGAGCTTTAAAGATTGGTCTATTGAAAATGGTTATAAAGAAGGGTTGTCAATAGATAAAGATAAGCTATGTGAAGAATTAAAAATATATCCTAAAATATATTCTCCAACAACTTGTCTATGGATGACACAAAGTGAAAATTCAATAGATATGCACAACAGAAAAAGGTCAATGTCACTCTATTGTGAAGGAAAAGAATGTTAATAACAGTAGAACATCTAAGTAAATACACAACCAAGAAATATGCTACTAATATAATGAACGCATTACAGAAAGGTTTTGTACCTGTGAAAATCAGACAAGTTACTATTAAAGATTATATACGCTGTATCAGACATGTTGATTTAGATGATGCTATTAACTTCTATGAAGATTTACTTATTAGAGATAAGAGAAATTTAACACAGGTTGCTGGTAAGAAGAAACTAGAGATATTAAAAGAGGTTAAAGATGAAAGCAAGTGAAGCAAAAGAATTAGTTTGTCCATTTATACAAGATAGCATAATATTAACATCAAATGTAGAATTTTCATCGAGTCCTGCAAACATAAATTGTATAACAACTAATTGTATGGCTTGGAAGAAGGCTAGGGGAGCAGAGAAAAAGTTTAATGCAGAACAAGTTAATTGGTGTGAACCAGAAGGATATAAATTTATAAAATATTCAAAAGACAATTACTATATGATTTGTTATAAACTAAATGAAGCTAATGGCTATTGTCAAAGGTTATCTAATGGGTAGACAGCCAGTAAATCAAGATAAGATACCAGAAGACCAAACTTGTATTGATTGCTCTATAACCAAAGCAAGGGGTGGTATATTCAGAGCTTATAGTGCAATGACTCAAAAGCATGGTGAGGTTTGGTATGTATCTAGTAGATGTAATAAATGCCATTATAAAAGAGAAGTAGAACTATGTCCTATTAAGAGAGCCAAGAGAGACAGAGCGATAAACAAAAAACTAAACAGAATAGCAACTAAGAAAAAAATAGCTGAATACTTTAAGGAGAAAGATTATGAATAAAAAACAAAAGAAAAACATATTGAAGTGTTTAGGTGAATGGTGGGCGAAATGTGCAAAAAAGTTTCTATAGCTTCTAAGAGGTTTGACTACAGAATTGAAAGAATATATATTATGTTAGATCTACTGATACAAAAAAACTGGAAATGGAGCATAGATAATGAATAATATAAAAAATGAAATTTTATCTATAATGAAACTAGAAGATGGTTGGAACTATGGGGATGGTATTGCAATTACGGAAGAAGCATCTTTGATTGCTCTTGCTATATCTGATATTTTACCAACAAGTATATATAAAAATATTGAGCCATTTCCTTTGAATGACGGTAGTATAAGCTTAAGAATAACACTTAGAGAAAATTTAACAATTGGTTTGATAATTAATTCCGAAGATAATATACACGCATTCATCGATGATGAGGATGGTATTGAAAATTTTGATATAATATTTCCGAAGGTATTAAAAAAAGCGATTAGAGATAATAGAAGTATGATTAAGCGAGAAGTGAAAAAGAACAAAAAATTATTATTGGAGATAGTAGCATGAAGTATGATGTTAAATATGTAGAGTATAGAAGTTTATGGAAAATTGCTAAGGTAAAAGAAGGGTATTTAATACTAAATCATTTAGATGAAGAAATAGATATTTTTGATGGATTTGGTGCAGAAAAAAACACATTTGAAAGTTTTGATGATGCTTATAGTTATGTTCATAAGTTTAAGGATTGTAAATAATAATTAATTTAATAAGCAATTTATGATTATAATGATATAATATGCAAAAGAGGATAGCATGATAAAAACAATAACAGATACAGAAATAGGAAAAACTTTAAAAGTTGGAGTGAATACTTTATTCAGATGGAAAAAAGACACTGAAAAATATCCATTTAGATATGAACTATATAAGCTTGGAGCATTATTAAAAAAGAATGATATTAGTTTCTTTGATGTTCTAAGTCTAGCAGAGAAAAATATTGAGCTTGAAGCTAAGTTAAAAGAGCTTGGAAAATAATGCAAACAATATTAAAATTAACAGATGCAATACTTTTATTATTAAAGTATAAATTCTTAGATATTTTTTGGTTTAGCTTTTGGGTATTTTTAATGGGAGAAATGTTTTTATATTCAGCAGAGAAACTATTAGGCTATAAAGCAATAATCAGATGGTATGATATGGCTTGGTTAATGGTGGTGTTCATAGCGTGTTTTCTTATAAGTTATAGACTATACATTCTAGTACTTAATGCAAAGGTTTAATAGATGGAAATATTAACATATAGCTTATGGTTTACTTTGATTTGGTGGTGTGTTTTCTTTCGTGTGTTTACTAAAGAAGAAAAAAATAATCAACGAAGCACTGGAGCACTAGGTTTTCATCTTATAATGTTTTATGTTCCTCTTGGTGCAATATTGCTAGAATATTTAATAGTGAGGTAATGAAATGACACCAATTGAAGAAGATTAGAGAAAATTGTAAAAAACAGACCCCTTGAAATAGGGATTTGGTGCTAAAATAGCCTATAGTAAAACAATATGCTATAATGAGTAAAACAAATTCGATTAATGGACGGAATACCATGAGTGATAAAGCAACAACAAAACAAGAAAAACAATACAGAGCATTCGCACAAGAATACATAATAAGTTTTAATGGAAAAGAAGCAGCTATCAAAGCAGGGTATAGTGAAAAGACTGCATCCTCACAAGCAAGCCGATTGTTAACTCATGTTAAAGTTCAAGAGTATCTTAAGTTTTATACAGAAGAGAGAGAAAAGAGAACAGAGATAACAGGTGATATGGTTATTAAAGAGTTGTCGAAAACTGCATTTATTCAAGAGTCAGACTTCTATCACGATAACGGAGATGTTAAAAAATTAAGTGAACTTACAGATGAACAGAAAGCAGGGTTATCTTCATACGGATTTAAGTCTTTACATATTGGAGATGGAGAATACATTGATGTTCCAGTATTTAAAGCACAAGATAAAATAAAATCACTTGAGTTACTTGGGAAACATTTCGGAATATTCAACGAGAAAACAGAGATGATACATAGTGGACATATAACGATGTTACCACCTAAAGATGAAGATAATTAAATGAGTGCTACACCACCTTTTGAAGTTTACGAAGAAGTATCTCGAAAGTATTTTGATAAAGGTAAAGATGTAACAACGTGGACCCCAACAAATAAACAAACTACAATGCTATCTTCAACAGCTTCTTATATTCTTTTTGGAGGAAGTAGAGGCGGAGGGAAAACTGATGCAGCGATAAGATGGTTTCTTTATGACATACATCATGAAAAGTTTCGTGGCTTAGTAATTAGACGTAATGCAAAAGATTTAACCGACTTTGTAGATAGAGCAAATCAAGTCTGGAGTAAGTTCGGAGCAAAGAAGACCGGAAACCCTGCAAAGTTTACTTTTCCAAGTGGTGCGATTATTTATACTGGACACTTAGGAACAGAGGATGCCTATACTGCTTATCAAGGTCACGAATACCACAAAATATTAATTGAAGAACTTACACACATTCCAACACAAGAACTTTTTGAAAAACTTATGGGCTCATTACGTTCTAGTGAGCCAGACTTAACGCCTCAATTTCTAGCAACAACAAATCCGGGTGGTCCAGGTCATGAATGGGTTAAAGAATATTGGAAAATTACAGACGAAGAACAAGAAAATGGTAAAAAGTTTGAAGAAGGTGGAATAACTAGATTATTCGTTCCGGCAAATATTGAAGAGAATAGACACTTAGCAGACGCTGATCCTGGTTATGTCCAGTTCCTTAAAAATCTACCGCCAGACCTTAGAGCTAAATGGTATGAAGGTTCATGGGAAGACATTGACACAGAAAATCAATACTATGCAAGTAGAATAACAAGAATGAAACAACAGGGAAGAATTACTCGTGTTCCGATAGAGTCCGCATTAAGAACTTTCACAGTTTTTGATTTAGGCGTTGGGGACAGCATGGTACTTTGGACTTTCCAACTATTTGGAAGAGAAGTAAGATTAATTGATTGTTTTGCAGATAGAGGACAGCCATTAAAATTTTATTCAGACTATTTAAGAACGCTTGAAAAAGACAACAGCATGAATATTGAGAAATTATTTGTTCCGCATGATGCAAGCGTAAGAAGTATGACGAGTGATACACTAATGACTAGATTTGAGAAGCTTGAAAAACTAGGGTGGAAAGTTGAGATGGCTCCAAATGTTTCTATTGATGATGGGATAGATGCAGTAAGGGATTTATTAGATCACTGTTATATTGATGATAAAAGATGTAAAGAAGGAATAAGAGCTTTACGAGCATATCAAAAAGAATTTGATGAAAAAATGAACAGATATAAAAATAGTCCTAAACATGATTGGGCTTCTGATTATGCAGACTCTTTTAGATACTTAGCACTATCTTTACCTTCTGTTTATAAAAAACTCAATAATTCATCATTATATCAAACGGGTGGTGGTGGATGGATGGGTGGTTAAATCTATCATCATAAATAAATATGCTATAATGTGCAATAATAATTAAGAAAGGCAAATTATGGAAATAACATCAATCGCAGACAAGCCAATTCAAGTTAGAGATGGGAATACGGAAGCAGATATTCTCAAACAAGCTAAAGACAGAGTAGAGATAGCCAACAGAGGATGGAAAGATACTTTCGATAGTGCTAAAGATGACGAATTGTTTATTTCTGGTAATCAATGGGATAACGCGTCTTTAATTAATAGAGAGGAAGAAGGTCGCCCATCATTAGTAATCAATCAACTTCAGCAATATGTATCAAGAGTAGCAGGCGCACAAAAGAAACAAGTCCAAGAGATTAAAATATCTCCTACGGATGCAACAGCAGGAAAACCAGAAGCCGAAATTAAAACAGTTGGTGGAGAAGATTTAAAACTTTCACGAGTTCTTGAGGGTGTTGTAAGAAATATACAATCAATCTCAAATGCTCCAGCACAATATAAAACAGCTTTTAGACACGCTTTAGGTGGAATAGGATGGCTTAGAGTTTTAACAGATTATTCAACCCAAGATAGTTTTGATCAAGATATAAAGATAAAAGCAATTTCAAATAGATGGTCAGTATTAATGGACCCAGATGCAGATGAAGCGGATTATTCAGATGCTAACTATTGTTTTGTATCAGAAAGAATTACTAATAAAGAATTTGCGAAAAGATACCCTGGTAAAACAGTAGGCGATTTAGGAAATACAAATTCAAACAGTTTTTGGTGGGGTGATGATAAAACTGTTACCGTATCAGAATATTTCAGACGTGAGCCAGCGAAAAGGAAACTTTTACTTTTGACAAGTGGTGAAATAGTATTTGAAGATGATGTTAAAGATGTACTTGATGAATTAGCTGAACAGGGTATCACAGTTGAACGTGAGAGAACAATCGACACTTATAAGGTTGTATGGTCTAAGATTACAGCAAACTCAATACTAGAGAAAGATAGAGAGTTCCCAACTTCAACAATTCCAATAGTTCCGGTAACGGGTCGTGAAGTAAATATTGATGGCAAAAGATTTTATCAAGGTTTAATTACTCACGCAAAAGATCCACAAAGAATGTTAAACTATTGGCAAAGTGCAGCGACTGAAAGAATATCACTTGCACCAAAAGCACCGTTCATTGCAGAAGCAGAAGCAATAGAAGGTCACGAAGTACAATGGAAAACTGCTAATACTAAGAACTGGGCGGTATTAGTCTATAATAAAGGCTTTACAAAACCATCTCGTGAAGCTCCACCAATGATGCCAATAGCAGAAATGAATATGGCTCAAAATATGCAAGCTTCAATTCAATCAACAATAGGAATTTATGACGCTTCAATCGGTAAAGCTGGGAATGAGTCAAGCGGTAGAGCAATCCTTGCAAGACAGAGTGAGTCAGATACAGGAACTTTTGAATTTGTTGATAACCTAGCAAATGCAATGCGAAGAATAGGAATACTTTTAGTTGAGATGATACCTAAAGTTTATGATACTGAAAGAATACTAAGAATTAAAAGTGAAGATGGAAGTGGTGACTTTGTAGAAATCAACAAAGTTATAAAAGATGAAGAAACAGGAAAAGATGTTGTAATAAATGATTTAGCTATGGGTAAATATGATGTTACTGTAACTACTGGAGCAAGCTATGCAACAAAACGTATAGAGACAGCAGATAGTATGCTTCAATTTATGACAGCAGTTCCACAAGCTGGTCAAGTTGCAGCAGACCTTGTAGCTGAAAATATGGACTTCAATAATAGTGACGCAATTGCAATGAGATTGAAAAAAGGACTTCCTTTAAACTTATTAAGCCCAGAAGAACAAGAAGAGATTACAAAAAATACTCCACAACAAGAAGCACCGCCTCCAAGTCCAGAGCAAATTAAAGCAGAAACAGATATGCAGATGGCTCAACTAGACGCACAAATGAAAACACAAGAACAAGCATTTCAAAAAGAGATGGAAAACATCAAACTTCAGACAGCGGAACTTAATTTTAGATCAAAAGAAGTTGATGCAGGTCAAAAAATAAGAGAAGGTAATGAGAAAGAAGATGATGAAATAAAAGAGGGAATAGCTAAAGATATAGCAAATAAAATTCAGAATGGAGGTGTATAAAGTGAAAGCAAAGAAATGCAAAAAGAAAGTTACACAAAAAAAAGAAATGCCCATAGTGTAATTTTAAGTAACATTTATGTTATAATATGCGTAACAAGAATATCTCTTGTAATAAATCGAGCCTAAAGGGTGTACGAATGGGAAATGAAAAAAAAGAAGTAGAAGCTCCAAAGAATGAGTTTGAAGTTGAAACAGTTGGAACAAAAGTAGAAGCAAAAGAGGAAACTCCAAAAGCAGACGCCGAAAAGCCAGAAAAAAACGACAGCGACACTAAAAAAGATGAAGCTGGAACGGAAAATCAACCAAAGAAAAGTAGAGCGCAAAAGCGTATTGAGAAACTAGCACACGAGAAAAGAGAATTAGCTAAAGAGTTAAAAGAGTTGAAAGAAGCAAAAGCGGATAAAACCGAAGATGATGATTTAGACCCTTATGATTTTGAAGACTATGACACTTATCTTGATGCAGTAACTGAAAATACGAAGGCTGATAAGCCAAAAGAAAAGAACTCTAACCAATCAAAAGCTGATGATTTTCAAAAAGTATTAGATGAAATCGAAGTAAAATTCGATGACACGAGAGATAAATATGAAGACTTTGATGATTTAGTGCAGAAGCAACCGGAAGATGGTGGACCACACATTTCACTAAACATGGTAGAAGCTATAAACGAAGTTGATAACAGCGGTGAAGTGGCGTACACACTTGCTAAAGATATTAATGAGTCAATTCGCATTTCAAAATTAAGTCCGACTAAACAAATAATCGCAATAGGTAAACTTAGTGATAAGCTACTTAAAGCAGATGAAAAACCAGAGCCTAAAGTAAAAAAAGTTACTAAAGCTCCAGAGCCAATTAACGCAATCGGTGGTGGGGATATGGTAACAAAAACTTTAGCAGATGCGGGCAATTTCAAAGACTATGAGTCAATGAGAGAGCAACAAAATACCAGCCGAGGCGGCTGGTAAAAACATAATAGGAGAATAATATTATGGCAGGTCAAACAACAGGTGTAGATAACGTCTTATTAACAGACGATCAAATCATCAATGAAGCGATGTTTCAGTATAAGAACAATTTAGTTGCGTGTAAAAACGTATATAGAGATTTAGAAAAAAGAATTGTAAATGGTGTTGGTGATCAAATTTCAGTTAAAAAACCATTCCGTAGTAAATCTACAGAAGGTCGTACACTTGGAAACTCTCCATTAGTTGATAACTCAGTAACATTAGTTATATCTCGTCAAAGAAATGTTGGTTTAGAGTTTACTCTACAAGATAGAACTTTATCTATTCAAGCATTTAGCGAAAGATATATTCAGCCAGCAATCGGTGAGATAGCGACACAAGTTGATTTATCAATCTTTACAGTAGCAGAAGCTGAAACTTATTTCACTACTGGAACAATTGGTTCAGCATTAACTCACACATCAGTAAGCAAATATTTCTAGTGCAGTTTCAGGTGTATTCAATGAGACTATGGTTAAAGGCGCAATCCAAAAAGGTTACATTGGACCGTTAAGCGGTTTTGAAACATACTCAAGTCAATTAGTACCGACACATACAGTTGGTGATCATGGTGGTACTCCATTGGTTGATGGTGCTCAAACAGGAGCAAGCATTTTAACAAATGGTTGGGACACTTCAGTAACAGGACTTCTTTTAGAAGGCGATACAATTACTTTTGCAGGTGTTTATGAAATCAATCCAGTTACTTATGCAAGTACAGGACGTTTACAGACTTTTGTTGTAACAGCAGACGTTGACTCAAGTGCAGGTGGTGTAGCAACTATTCCAATTTCACCTTCAATCAATGATGGTACTTTAACGACTACTGATACAGAAAGCAATACAGTTTCTTTAGCTGCATATCAAAATGTTTCAGCAGCAATCGTTAATGATGCAGCAATCGTTGTTAGTGGTGATGCTAATGGTGTTTATCGTCAAAACTTCTACTGGCACCAAAATGCAATTGGTTTTGCAATGGTTGATTTATATCTTCCTGAAAGTGCAGCAACAGCAGCAAGAGTTCGTGACCCAGAAACAGGTCTAAGTTTATCATTAACGAAAGATTATGATATTACTAGCCACAAAGAGACAACTCGTCTTGATGCTCTTTGGGGTGTTAAAATGATGAACCCTGAATTATGTTTCAGAAATCTAGCTCAAAAAATTAGCTAGGTTAGTTAAACTTTGCCCTCTCTTTTTGAGGGTATTGTTTAGTTAATATATAAGGACTTTTAAATGGCTTGCAAAAATAAAACTATAAGTAAATCCACAAAACCTAAAAAGAAAGGATACTAAGATGAGACAATGGTTATATAATAAAAACGCAGAGCCTACAATATTTACAGGACAAGAAGCTATTGATAAAGCATTGAAAGATGGATGGGTTGATACTCCAGCAGCATTTAAAGAAAAGGATGCAATAGAAGCAACGGTTGTTACAAAAGTAAAAGCCATTGAAGCAATTGTTGTAGAAGAAGATAATCTTGACTCACTTGAACGTGATGAACTTTATGAAATGGCAAAAGATGCAAACCTAAAAGTACCTTTTAATATAGGCAAAAAAACATTGTTAGCTAGATTAAGAGGATAGGCAGATGCTTATCTCAAAAACAATTGACTCAGCACTTAGAAAAATTGGTGTTTTAACAGCACAAGATGAAGCAAGTCCGGCAGACCATCAGTTAGGCCTAGATACATTAAATCGCATAATTGATGCTTATAATACAGAAAATCTAGTTATCACATATCTTGAAGATATTCCTTATTCTGCACCAACAGCAGGGTGGACAAACACTCTTACTTTTGGAATTGGACAAGACATTGATGAGCAAGCTCCAGTTCAAATCGAAAACTTGTTTTGGGCGCAAGGTGGAACAACTTATATTTCTGAGGATATGTCAAGCACTCAATGGGCAGATATAATTACGAAAGGCACTGTAAAAATACCAACAAGACACCACATTCAAAGAATGAATAATAATGACATTAAGATATATTTTGATGCAATTCCTCAAGATGGTTTAGTATTACACCTACAAGCAAAAAGACCTTATACTGGAGTAAATGGAGAAGGAAATAATTATGTTCCAACAGATGATATTAACTGGACTTTCGGTTTTGAAAAAATGTTAATGTATCGTTTAGCAGTAGAACTTGCACCTGATTTTGAAGTAAACGTATCAGACATTGTTTTGTCTTTAGCAATAGAGTCAGAAGCAAAATTAAAAGCATTTAATTATCAACCAATGACACTAGACTCAGATATTTCTCTTTCAAGCAGCGTACTCTACAGCAGAAGAACAAGCAGAAGGTACTAGATGCCTCGATTAACTCAAGTTCCTTTTGTCATATCAAGCGGAAGCGCATATTCAGATAGAAATAATAGTACAGAATTACTTAATATGTATGTTCAGATAGAAGAACAAGGAAGTAAAACAAATCATATTTTATTAAATACTTCTGGACTAGAATTAATTGCATCGTCTGATTATACTATTTATGGAGTATATGAATTTTTAACAGTAATTTATATAGCAACATCGGACTTTTTATATTCTTTTGAAGATGGAGTCTTGGTTAGTTTAGGTGCAGTAGATTTTACAAGACAAGTTGTTTTCTCAGATAATGGAATTGATTTAATGGTAGTTGGTGGAAATGGCTATGCGTATACTCCGACAACAGAAACATTTAAAAATATGGATACAGAAGCAGGATGGTTTCCAGCAGACACAGTTGCTTACATGGATGGATATTTTATATTTAATCGTACTGGCTCAGGACAGTTTTTTATCTCTAAATTATATAGTACAGAAATTGACCCTATTGATTGGGCAAGTGGTGAGTCTGCTCCAGATGATACAATCGGAGTTGTTGTAACTTCAAGGCAATTATGGGTTATTGGAGAAAGAACAGTAGAAGTATGGTATGACTCAGGAGACCCAGATTTTCCATTTACAAGAATAAGCGGTGCAGTAAGTGATATAGGGTGTGCAAATCATCAAACATTATCAACTATAAAGACAGCAGTTTTATTTGTTGGAATTGATAATAAAGTTTATATGACAAGTGGTTACACTCCAAAAATTATTAGTACACCAGCAATTGAAAAAAGCTTAATTAATTCAGAAAGAACAAAACTTATAGCTTTTTCATATACAGAAAATGGAGCATGGTTTTATGTGTTAACAATAGATGATAATCTTACTTATGTGTATGACCCAGATACTGCACAATGGCACAGAAGAAAAAGTTCAACAATTGAAAAATGGAAAATAAGTGGAGCAATAAATATCTATGAAGATGGGAGTGCTATAGGTTTCGAGGGTAAAAACTTTCATTCTTTATCAATTGATGACTTAACTGAAAATGGAGACAGAATAAGAAGGGAAGCAATCACTCTTCCAGTAAATAAAACTGTCAATAGAATTAGAACTCACGAAGTCCAACTAGATATGGAAGGAGGCTTTGAAATTGAAGCTACGGTTAATTTACAACTTTCAAAAGATAGTGGTAAAACATGGGAAAATCAAGTTGAAGCAACAACAGGTGCAGTTGGAGAATATCAAAGAAGAGTTAGATGGTTGAGACTTGGACAGTCAAGAGATACGATTTATAAAATCTCTACTACCGATGCGATACCAATTCGTATTCTTGGTTTATGGGCAAGGATTAGCTAATGGCTCTAACACCAATAGATGAAGTTTTTATCAAAAAAACACCACCTCCACCAGTACATGAAAGCATTGTAGGTGGCGGAAATAAAGCAACAACAGCATTTATTAGATATTTAACTGATGTACAAAAAGCAGATGGAAATATTTTTACAGAAATAAATAAGGTTATAGCTCAGGTGAATTTAAATATTGTAGAAATAAATTCACTTCAAGTAGAGTTAGATAACACACAAGGGGGTGCTGGATTAGATACTGATGGAAATTATATTCCTTTTATTGGATCAAACTATATTGACACAGCAATATCTCTTTCAGATGCAGATGATTTACTAGATAAAGCAATTTTTGACAATTCAAGAGAGTTGATAATTGAAGTCACAGCAACAACAGCACTAAATGCAGAAAATCAACTTATTTTATGTGACGCAACAAGTGAAGAGATTGATATTACTTTACCAGACCCTTCACTTTCTTTTGCTGATAGTAGGTCTTTTAAAATAGGAATTACAAAGGTTGATACAAGTGTAAACGCTGTTAATATTTTACCCTTTGCGAGTGAATTAATAGTTGGTGAAACAAGCCAATATTTAGTGCTTGATGGTGAAGTGTTAAATTTTATAACCGATGGAACAAATTGGTATTTGGAGAATTAAATGAGTTTTTTAAGAAAAATACAGGCACAGATAGTTGATACAGGCGGTAGAAGTAATTTTATCGGAGTATTTGGCGAACAATGGGCAACAGATGTAAAGAACGATATATTAGCTCAGTTTAGTTACGGACAGAGTAGATTTGATTTAAAGCCTGAAGTAGTTACAAACGGCGGGACAACAGGAATTGAAGAAGACAACCTTCTTACGGTTTCAACAGGAACAGATATAGCAGGGACATCATACATTGAGAGTTATAATGCAGTACGATATAGACCGGGACACACTATATTTTGTCATTTTACTGCTCTATGGACAGATATAACAAAAGCTGACACTCATCAATGGATTGGTTTAAATGATGGAATAAATGGTTTTGGAATTGGTTCAGAGGATGGTGTTATAGCAGTAGAACACATTAGAGATGGTGTACATACTCATATTGAGATTGACGATTGGAACGGTTCGGTTAATCCTGATAATATTGTATGGAGCAATATAAATATCTTCAGAATAGCTTTTGGCTATTTAGGAATAGCACCTTGTACAATTGAAATGCTAGACCCCGCTAATGGAACTTTTAGGCCTTTACATACTTTATATTTTCATAATCAACAAACAGAAACACATATTCAATTACCATATCTTCCAATATCAATGAGCGTTGAGAATAATGGGAATAACACAAATGTTGAAATTCGCTCAGGTTCTTGGCAGGCAGGAGTGATGGGATTATGTCAAGAGTGTGGGAGTAGGGGTTTTGGATATCCAACTTCGGCAGGTTCAGCAGCAATAAAAACAGCAATAGGAACAACACCTGTTGTTTTAGCTGGATTTAAAAGTGTTACGACTTTTGAGGGTTTTTCAAATAAGATTAGAGCGGTATTAAAAAAATTTAGTTATACGCCTTATGGTGCAAGTGTCGATACTTTAGTTACTGTTCAATTAGTCGGTGGCACAACAGTTACAGGTGGAACATATAACGATGTTGAAGCAGGGGAAAGCACACTAGAGGTAAATACTACTGCGACGGGATACACAGGCGGTCAATCAGGATTAACACTTTATGCTACAGCAACAGCAAGTCAAGGGAATATACCGCCACAATCTACAGATGGAAATTTAGACGCAGTTGCTTTAGGTTTGTTTTTAGACCCAAGCCAAGAATACGCTATTATTGCATTTACTCAAGCAGGAACAGTCGATGTTGCTTGGACCGTAAATTGGAGTGAATTATTTTGATGTCAGAATTGTTTTAAAATATGCTATAATAACGCAAAGGGTAAATAATGGATTATGTTACAGAAGTTATCAAGAAGTTTGCACCAATAAACGGATTAGGAATTAAGCCTTCTGAAAATATCGAAGAAATAGTTGAGAACATACTACAAAACAAAGACATTATTTGCATAAAAAAAGATGGCAAAGGTGTTATTCTTGGGATACTATACCCTCTTTTTTATAATCCTGATGTTATAATTGCTCAAGAGTTAGGATGGTGGGTTGAGCCAGAATACAGAGGTACATCAATAGGAATAAAACTACTTAAAGAATTTGAAAAAGAAGCAAAGGAGAAAGGTGCTGATAAAGTAATCATGTTTTACTTAGAAGCACAAACTCCAGATAAAATAGACTCTATTTTAAAAAGACTTGATTATAAGCACGTTGAATATAATATGGTAAAGGATTTATAATGGCAATAAGTACAGCAGCAGCAATAATGGGTTCAGCAGCAGTTGGTGTTGTTGGGTCAGTTCTAGGAAGTAAATCACAAGCATCAGCAGCAGAAGCAGCAGCAGGAACATCAGCAGGCGCTCAAGCTTATAGTGCAGACATACAAAAAGAAATGTATGAGCAAACAAGAGCAGACCAAGAGCCTTGGAGAATTGCAGGAGAAAAAGCACTTCAAGCTATCCAAGAGCGACCAGACTTTGAATTTACAGCAGCAGATTTTGAGAACTTTAAAGACCCTGCTTATGACTTTCGTGTGCAAGAGGGGATTAATGCTTTAGATAGAAGTGCAGCATCAAGAGGTAGACTTTTAAGTGGAGCTCAAGATAAAGCAGTAACTAGATACGGAAGTAATCTAGCCTCACAAGAATATATGAACGCTTTTAATCGTGCATTAACAACAGAAAATGTAAACTTAGCAAGAGAACAATCACTCGCAAATGTTGGTCAAAGTGCGACAAATGTTGTCTCTCAAGCAGGACAAGCAACAGCAGCAAACATTGGAAGTGGAGCAATTCAAAGTGCAGGACAGCAAAGCAATGCTTTAATAGCAGGTGGACAAGCACAAGCACAAGGATATGCAGGAGTGGCAACAGCAGCTAATCAAGCAATAGGAAATTATCTTCTATATAAAGGAATTGAATAATGCCAACAGGAAGCCAATACGGAATAGATGTAGGTAATATTTTATCTACAGAGTCAGCAATAAAAACAGCGAGACTTAACCGAAAATCAAGAGAATTAAAAATGGAAAAAGAAGAAGCAGGAACATTATTGAGAAAAAATGTTCTTGACATAGGTCAAAACCTTTTACAATCTAAAGAAGCAATGATAGCAGAAGGAATTGAAGGTCCAGCACCAAAGCCATTAGAAACTTTATCACAAGAAGAAGTAAATAGATTAAGTTCTATCGCTCCTATAGTTGCTGGTGATATTGAAAAAGCAGAAAAAGTAAAGCAAAGAGAAAGCTCTTTAACTAAATATTTTGAAAGCAAGGGTGTGCCAAAAGAAGAAGCGGTACTTAGAGCAAGTGGATACAATAAAGAAATTGACACATTCAATAAAGAATTTCAAGCAAAAGATAAAGTTACACAGCAAAATATCAAAAATAATTTAGCGCAACAAGGTCAAGCAATTCAAACAGTTCTTGAAACAAGCGCTCAAAACCCTCAAGCTGCAAATAAAATGTTTACTGATTATAGAGCAGATACTAATGAACAAATCAAATCTCTTTTAAGAGAAGGTAAAACTAAAGAAGCTGATGCTTTACAATCAAGCCTTGACAAAATACCATCATCTTTAATTAAAACAGATGGAAGTTTTGATACTGAATTTCTTATGCTATCTTTATCTAAAATAAGTACAAGCTTAACAGATGCAGAGTCATGGGAAAAGCAACAAACAGCAGAAACAATTCAAGAAAATAAACTTGCTATAGAAAGAGAAAAAGCAAAAACTCCTAAGAAACAAACAAAAAGAGAATTTCAACAACTAATGGCAGAATTAGATAAAGAAACTGACCCAGCCAAAAGAAAAATGATTGAAGCTAGATTGGCAACACTATCACAGCCTAAAATGAAAGCACTCGGCGATGATATAAGAGTAATCACAGAAAAAAGAAATACTTTTGCAAGTAAGATGGGATTAAAAGACCCTTACGAATTATCAACAGTTGATACAAGGGAATGGACTCCAGAGCAAAGAGCAGAAGGAAACGATGTAGCTTCTATTATCATTAGAGGTCTTAAGGCCAACGCAAAACAAGTTGAAAAGAAAATGGGCGAGTATGGAGCAATGGCAGGACAAATGCAAAACGCTATTGACGCTTATCAAGATGTAGGACAATTTAGAGCAGCCGATGAAGCAACTAAAAAATACTTCTCTAACTATTTTGGACTTTCAGAAGATGAGTTAAAATCAACAGAAGCGGCACAATCTTTTCAATCAATGATGAATATTAAAATTAAAGCAGATAGTGGCTCAGCTGTATCAGGTCAAGAAATGGTTAGAAATGTTTTAGAGACAGCATCGACATTTATGACAAAAGAAAGAATACTAATGGGTATTAGAAATGTTGCAAAAAGATATAGCGGAGAATTAAAAGCACTCAAAAAAGTAATGGGTCCAGTAGCTTTTAATCTTAAATATGGAACGACATTAAAGAACTATGAAGAAATAGCAAATGCTACAAAAGATAGTGAAGTTAAAAAAGGTGATAAACTTTCAGAACTTAGAAAGACTAAAAAAGTTCCTAGACAAACTTTATATAACCAAATAAAAGCACAAAGACCAAACGCAACAGATGCACAAATAAACGCTTATTTAACAAAAAAAGGGTACTAGATGGATGAAGAACTACTTGCAGACTTTGATAGCTTTACCGCTCCAGAAGCAGATTTAGCACCAGTAGTTGAAACAGCACCGATTGTAGAAGCTCCAGTAGTTGAGCCGATAAGTGAAGCTGATCCAATGTTAAGCGACTTTGACACATTCACGCAAGTGGAACAACCGCAAATAGACCCAATAGAACAGCATCGACCTCCAGAAGTAGATGAAAACACATGGCAAGATATAAGAAGTCGTGTAAGCAAACTTTTAACAGAATATACACCACTTGGAGCAATCCCAGCAATGGGTGCTGAATTAGTTGCGGAAGGTATGCAAAAAGAAGGAAGTCAAGTTGCGGAAGCAATGTCTGTTAAATCAAGACTTGAGAATATCGACTTTGCTTATTCTGATTTAGCGGATACTTTTAAGGCAGCTACTGGAGATAAAGAGTCCGAACAATTACTAAAAACAAAACAAAATAAATTAAATGATGAAGTTGTATCTATTTTAGATGATAGAGGGATAGAGTCATACAATGATAATGGTAAGTTAAAAGTCGTAATAAAAGACGAAGACGGAAATGATACACTTCACGATTTAGATGATGAAGTCCTAGATAGTGTTTTAGGTGGATTTAAAGCAAGTGCTGGAGAAATAGGCGGTGCAATAATCAGTGCAACAGGTGGAGCAGTTCAAGCACAAAGAATGTTACCATTAACAGCAACACCGCAACAAAGAGCAGTTGCAGGAACAGTTGGCGCACTTGGAGCAGGATATGTTGGTGCAACAATAGGAAGAGCAACAGATTTAATCCGTAATGCGATTTCGCTAAATAAAGAAATAGATGCGAAAGAAGTTTTAACAAAGTCGCTAGAAGCAGGAACAGCAGATATAGCAGGAACAGTAGCAGTTGGAGCAATAGCAAAAGGCGTGAGCAAAGCAGTTGCACCACTTGGAAAAGCCTTTGATAAAGCAAAAACACTTATCAAACAAGGTAATTTATCAGGTGCAAAAAAGCAAATTATGAAAGACTTTGATCTTACTGATGCAGATATAGATAAATTATATAAAAATGTAGCAAAAGATGTTGAGTACGCAGAAGATTTAACTGGAGATGATTTGCTAAGAGCAAAATTAACAGCGACAATGCAACAGCAACCTCAAGGGTTAGAGCCATTAAGACAAGCTATTAAGAAAAACACTAAAGCAGCGATTGAAACAAGCAAAGAAATTAATATGAGAGCAAGAGAAGTTATGAACTCAGCTTCACAATTTGCTAAAAAACCAAGTGCAATTGGAAAGAGTGTAGAGAAGTACGAAAAAGCAGTACTAGAAAATTATGGAGAAGTTAGAAGTTTAATCGATGAAGCATTACCATTTCATAAATCAGATTTAGATACTGCTTCTTTCAAACCAACATTAGATGATTTAAACAAAAGAGTTGTTGATCCAACAGTTAAAGAAAAACTAACAAACCTTGCGGAGTCTTTAGCTTCACAAAAATCAGACACTGTAGATGATTTAATCGGAATAAGACAACAATATAATAAGTTCTATGGTAAAAACATACAACACTTTGATACTAAACCAGATAAAGAAGCATTAAAAAGCATTCAAGATACTATAGATGCTAAAATTGATGAAGCTCTTAACACATTACCTGAAAACATAAGCAAATCTCTTAAAGGTGCTTTTACAGATGCTAAGCAAAAGTATGTGAAAATGTTTAAAACTCAAGATACTGCAACTTATAATGCAATCTTTAGAAAAGGTGCAAGTGAAAGCGATATTGCAAATTCATTAATAAAGTATTCTAAAGCAGCAGATAAAGACTTAGAGACTGTTTTAAGTAAATTATCTACCGTTCAAAGAACAAAAGCAGAGTTTGGTGTCATTAATAAAATGGTAAAAGACAATCTTGCAAAAGGCGAAGCTAAAGCAGTTGACTTTGCACAATTAGCAGAAGACATTGGAACATCAAAAGAAATATTTAAGACACCAGAAGCAAAACAATTTATTAAAAATATTGAAGGTTTTAATACTAAATTTGCAAAAGATATTGAATTACAATCAGCAGCATTAGGTGTAACAGAAAAAACAAAAAAGAATATTGCAACAAGTGTTGAAGGTAAAGCAAGAATGGTTATAGCATCTAACTATTTTGAAGCGTTTCAAAGATTATTTCCAAGTGAAACAGGAAGAAGATTATCACTACAAAAAGCAATCGAAATGTCACTAGAAAAGTCAAGAACACCAAGAGAGTTCTTTTTCAACGCATCAAAGATAAAAGGTATGCCAAATAAGGACAGAATAGCACTTAAAAAGGCGATTAAAGAAATAGGCGAGCAAGAGCATAGATTGAAGGTTAAAGCTCAAATAGAGCAGGATAGAGTAGCTAAAGAAACTGCAACTAAAAAAGAAAAGAAGATACTTACAGAAAAAGAGTTTCATAAGGCTAAATGGGAAGAGGCTAAAGCAGAAAGAGCAAAAGAAATTGAAGCCGAAAAGAAAGGTCCATCAATCGAAGAGTCAAAAGAAGCTGCAAGAAAAGCAAAAAAGAAACTTCCTCCACAAGCACAAAAAGTAAAAGATGCAAGTGTTCCAGAAATAGGAGCAGAAGCAGATAGTGAAAAGAAAGCGGTTAAAAATATGTTTGCTAAAAATACTTCTGATAAATACAAAGGAATGAGCAAATCAGAAATTGCAGAACTTGACAGAATGGATGCACAAGCACTCATGGATGAAGCTAACTCAGTTTTTGCAAAAGGTGGGGATAATTTAGCTGCAGGTTTAATCGCAGGAATTGAAAAAGACGAAGATGGAAACATAACTTTTGATCCAGAAAAATTTGTTTTAGGACTAGGCGGATATACAGCAGTTAAAGCACTTGCTAAAAATAAAACTATTCAGAAAGAGTTTAAATCTTATGTTGATAGAGCATTAACGGATTTAGAGAATAAAAAAGGGTTTAATTATTTAACTGGAAAGCAGAGTATCGTAGATGCAGGAAAAGCACCATCTAAAAATAGTTTAATTGTTCAACACAATTTAACATCAGAAAATATTTTACATGCCGAAGATGTTGGTGGATTGGCAGTTCCATCTTTAGCAGTAACAAAAGTAGATGCTCCATTAGCAGGTTTTGGAGACATTACACTTTTAGGTCATAGTAATTTAATAAAACCTTCAAGAGATATTAAGGTTTTTGGTGCTGATGTTTACAGCCCTCGCTATCCTCAAATTAATTATAGCCTAACATCAAGACAACAAAGAATGATAGATGAAGATTTAGCGCCTTATGAAGCAATCACAGCAAGCAGAGAGTATGCAGAAAAAGATGGCCTAAACGCATTATATGATAATGTTGCATTCAGAGCAAAATTCTTAGATGAAAAAGGTATTAAGGTTAAACTTCCAAAAGCAGCAAAAGCGAATACTGATAGTATGAAAGCGTACAACAAATACTATAAGAAGATTGTATCATTTAAAAGTTTTGTGGACTCACAGCAATTGAGATTTGATGTTGATTTTCAAAAAGCAATGATACAAGAATACAAAGATGCTGATCCTGCAATGCTTAAAGCTTTAGATATTGGAAATCCTGATGGAGTTAAAGCCTCACAAGAACTAATAAACCTTGCATGGAAGAGAGCTCAAAAACTTTCATCACTTGCAGAACAAATGAAAAAAGCAGGTAAGCCGGACGAATATGCAATAAAAGGTGCAATCAGAGAAGCAATCAATAAAAAGAAACTTAGCGGTGAGTTAAAAAATTACGCTAAAAAATATTTAAAAGATGTTGGTGCTAAAGAAACTATTTGGAATGGTACTGATAGAATGGGTCGAAATAAATACATAGAGCATACTCTAAGCAATGTTATTAATAAATTAAAGAAAGACATTAGAGGCGGAGAGAACTTTAACTATGGGCTTGGTACAGCAAGGGCAAAGCTTACTCCTGAATTTAAAACTATTAAGCAAATACAATCTCAAAAAGACAAATTAGTATCTAGTGGGCAATTTGAATTAGTAAAAAAAGAGATGGATGATAAAGTTGATGAAGTTTCTGATAGTCTAAAAATGTATTATGAATATGACTCTGATGCTTTTGGTTATCAAGCAGAAGTGCTTGGCGCAATTTCAGAACAAGACTTAAGGGGCTATGGATTTAAAAATCTTCCTGATTATGTAAAAGAAGAAGTTGCAGAATTAACAACAGCTTTAAGAGAAATGCCAACAGAATATTTTGAAGTAAAAGTTTTAAGAGCATTAGATGCAGGTGAATTTAAACTTGCAGTAATTCCGAATGGCACATCCAGAGAAACAATAAATTTACTTAAAAAGAAAGGTTTAAAAATATCTAAATATAATCCGTCAAATAAAGGATCTAGAGAAGATGTTATTAAAAAGGCTGCAGGAAGAGAAAGGATTTTATTTATGCACCCTGCAACACCTGGTGGAGCAATTGCCATTGGCACAGCAAACGAATTAACTAAAACAAAAAAGGAAAAATAAATGCCAACAATAGACACAGCAACAATATTAAAAGTTTTTAGTGTGTTCTAACTTGTTGGAAACTATATAGCTATCGTATGCTTTTGCTGCGTCAATTTTCTCTGAGTATTGACCTATATATTTTTGCTTTGTATTAGTTTTGGTATTAAAGCACCCACAACTCTTAGAAGTTCCCTTTTTAACAGTTGTCAATATTGCTCTGTATTCTTTACCACAAGAACACTTAAACAAACCGTAGTGATTTTTTTGTTTACTTTTTTCAGTAGGGAATAACATTCCTAAATCTTGTATCATTGTTGGCTTTGGTGGTATTTTTATTGAAGTTTTCATTTGAAGTTCCTTAGTTAATTTCTTAGTCTCAATGAATAGAGGGGTAATTAATCCCTCAACTAAGACTCACATTATATCATCAAAATACTTTATTTTAGATATAATAGGGTATAATTTATAAAAAAGGAAATACTATGGCAACAATAGATGCGGCCTCTCTGTTTTTTGACACACAGTTTCAAGCCTTCGGAGATGATGGCGCAGCAGTAGCACTTGGAACAGTTCTTTTTACTCGTTCAGACAATGGTGCAGAAGTAGATACATATAAAACAGCACAAAGAACAGCTATGAATACAAGACCAGTTGTTTTAAGTGCAAGTGGTAAAGCGGATATTTATGTAGACAACGGACAGTATACAGTAGTTGTAAAAGACTCTAATGATTTAACTGTTAGAACTATTGAAGACTTCTCACCTGCAATATCATCTACGGAAGATTTTGCAACAAACTTTGCACTAGCTTTAGCAGATACAACTCCAGTAATATATAGAGATACAATCGCAAATATGCTATTAATAGATGGAGAACTATTTCCAACAGTTAATGTTCAAGCAGAAGGTGTTGGTGGGATATTTAATTATGATGATACACAAGTAGCAGTAAATAATGGTGTTACAATCTTTGATGGTTGGGTTAGACAGGATTTAACCCCAATTAATGTTAAGTGGGCTGGTGCAAAAGGCGATGGAATTGAAGATGAGATTGTTGCAATTCAAGCAGCTTTAGATATAGGTGGAGATATATTTTTCCCTGAAGGAGATTATAATCTTTCAGCAGCAGTTGTTCCAATTTCAAATTCTACTATATATGGTGAAAAAGGCGCAAGAATAATTAAATCTGATGCTGGGACTGATTATGATTTATTTGACAATAAGACTGGAACATTAAATAATATAACAGTAAGAGACTTAGAATTTGTAGGAAGTGGTGTTGCGTCAGGTGTATCATTTGGTATAAACTTTCAAGGAACTTCAAGTGTTGCAACAACAGCACCAGTGAGAATTACAAACATTACTGTTAAAGATTGCCAGTTTAGTCTTTTTCAATCAGGCGGTATGTATATTAGATATGCTAAAAACTTCTATGTCTTAAATAATCTCGTAACAGATTGTAGAGTTTATGGTATTTTAATAGGCTCTGGCTCAATAGGTGTAATAAAGAATAACATTGTGAAAAGAATTACTGAGACAGGTTCAGGATATGGGATCATAATGACTTCTTCATGGGATGCTGGAAGTGATACAGTAAGATTTCCTAGAAGCCAAGATATAGTGTGTTCTGATAATTACGTTGAAGAGGTAACAAATTGGACAGGTATTGATACACACGGTGGGTTAAACATCAAGATACTAGACAACACTATTCTTGGTTGTCACTATGGAATAGGGATGGGAAAAGTTGATAGTGGAGGCTCAGGCAATATGTTTACTACCTCTAACTCTATTGCAGATGGGAACTATGTTGTTGGAACAGTAAGCTTTTTCGGATTAGGAATATCAGGAACTTCAGCTATAAAAGGATATGATAATAAGATAATAAATAATACTTTCGTATCTTGTGGTAATGAAGCTTCTGTGGATGGCGCAGCATTATATGTAAATCATCAAGAGGGTACGTTAATATCAGGGAATACTTTTAATGAATGTGCTATTGAAGGTATTCAAATTGACTCCTCTGATAACTTTATATGTACTGAAAATACTATAAAAGATGTTTACTCAGATATAGGTACTGCAAGGTGTATAGATATTGAAAATAACTCTAAAGGTGTAATTAATAACAATAGAGCAATTAGAGTAAATTCAGGTCTTGGAACTTCTGTTACAGAGGTTGGTTTAAGGGTAAGTGATGCAACGGGATTAGTATTGGATGACAATGATTTTGAAGAAGCAGTTACACCGTATGAGATTACGGCAGGAATGCCCTTGGTATATCCGACTTCTGAAGTCGGGCAAGATACTTCCGCTGCTAGCACTGGTGCTTCTTATCTTGATGTTGTTATCCCTTTAAGAAGAAAGTTATCAGCAAACCCAGTAAATATATTGGCATCCTCTAATAGAGGCTTTGGTGGTGTAGGAATAATTTCATATCCTTTTACTCAGACAACTACGACAATAACGATAAGACACGCAACAGTAGATGGAAGTAATTTTGCAAGTGCTTATAATATAATAACATATTATCAAACAAGTGGATATTAAACCATGATACCAGTGTTGTATAAAGAAATCATCAGATACATTATAATCGCTTTAATCATGTATGGAACTTACGATATGTCAATGAGAGCTTATGATTTAGAGATAGCTGGAACTTTAACAATGCAATTTGCTGGTGTAGTTGCTTCAACCTATGCTATACTTACATTAGTTTTAAAATTCATATTTCAAAGTAAAGTAGGAGATTAGATGTTAGGTTTATTTTTACAAAACAATGCACTTCCATACATAGCTATACTTATAATGGGTACTATCATATACTTTCAATTTGAAAACTCAATAGAACAGAAACTATTAATAGCTGAACAAGAAGCTAGTATTGAATTAACTGCTAATAATATGAATATTATTCAGACAATGAATGAGAACAGATTTAAAGCTCTTGAAACTGTTAGAAAAACTAAATGGAAGAGAGGCAAACATGAAGGTTCTTTTTAGTATTACAATCTTTGTATTATTATTTAGTGGATGCTCAACAGTTAAACCAGCAGTCTATTTACCTCATTTTGAAAGACTGAAACCAACTAATTTAAGCTGGACTGACATGACAGTAAAAGGTAAAAATGTTCACGTTTTAACTACTGATGAATGGAATGATGTTCAAATTGAACTTATAAATCGAAGAATTACGGGCAACACTTGCATTGATATAATTAATAAAATTAGTGAACAAAACAAATAAGTGTGTTATAATACAATAAATACATTTTAAAGGTTTATTAGTTATGCCTGGAACAAGAACTCCCTCACAAGAAACAGTAGATAATACAGTTGCAATCGGACAACTAACAGTCATTTCAGAGAGAACCACTAAAGACGTGGATAGACTTGTAAAACACATTGAAAAGATTTTGCCAATTCACGAAAAACTCTCAAACTTAAAAAAGATACTTTACTCAACAATAACACTTATCTTTGCTTTTTGTTGTTGGATTTCCCTAGAACACTTTGACTTAAAATCAAACTTTCATTCCTTAGAAAAAGTAGAAGCAGAAAAACACAAAGGGATAGATAAAAAAATAAATACCAACACAAATCAAATAACATATCTCGAAGGAAGAATTAAATAATGTTCATTCAACTAATGAGACTTCAAGATAATGGAAAATCTACAATTGGCACTATGCACATTAATGGAACTTTTGAATGTTTCTCGCTAGAAGATGCTTTTAATGAGCCTAAAATATTTAGTGAAACAAGAATACCTGATGGAGAGTATGAAATAAAACTCAGAACTGAAGGAAATATGACAAAGACTTATTCCAAGAAATATGGTGACGATCACGAAGGAATGTTATGGCTTCAAGATGTGCCTGGATTTGAATGGGTTTATTTACATACTGGTAATAAGCATGAACATACTGATGGTTGCATATTGGTTGGTACTGGATGCGACTCTAATAAAATAAGGCAAAATGTAACAGGTAGTGTTCTCAAATACAAAAAAACTTATGCAAAAATACTTCAAGCAATAAAAGATGGCGAAACAGTCACTATTCAAATAATATAAATCTCCACTACAATAAACAACTAATCATAATAATCACAATTTAGCAATAACCTAAGGTCTACCTAAGGTAAACTATTATATAATTTTCTATCTCATTTAAAGGATAGGGAAAATGACAAAAGAAAAACACATAATAGTTGATGAAGAAACTCATCAAATGGCGAAAGACCAAGCGAAACAAGCTGGTATGACAATACAAGGTTATGTTAAAAGTTGTTTTAATAGTTGCAAATCAGATAAAAAGGCTAAGTAATGAAAAAAACAGTATCAAAAACAGTTGATTTAAAATTAACTGAGGAAGAAGTGATTGAATGTATTATTAAGTGTCATATTGAAGATATTCAAGATAATGAAAAAGCAGTGTTGGTTTCAGCATATCAATCATTAGGCGAATACAATTTTAAAATTGTTCCTAAAAAGGACAAAAAATGCTAATTATTTTATCAGCAATTGGTTTTTTAATGATAGTAGCTGAAATGCAATCAAAAACAATAGAAAAGAGAGTTTAAAATGGAAAAAAATAATAACGGTATTTATGGAAAGCTTTTTAATGTTCAAGCAAATGTAGGAAGATTAAAAAAAGACAAAACTAATCCTCACTTTAAAAATTCGTATGTTGATGTTAATAGTGTATTAGAAGAAACATTGCCTGTTCTTAATGAAGAAAAGGTTTTATTGCTTCAGCCAACAGAAGTTAAAAATGGAGTAAATTATCTTTACACAAAGCTAGTTGATATTGAAGATGGTTCAAGAGTTGAGGCATCAATGATTTTACCAAATGGCTTAGATGCTCAAAAGACAGGCTCAGCACTCACTTATTATCGTAGGTATATGCTAGTATCTATTTTAGGATTACAGGCTGTAGATGATGATGGAAAAGCAGGAAGCAATCCAATTAAAGATAATAAAAAACCTACTGAAGAAATGATACTTGAATTAGAAGGCTTCTTTAACGGGAATGTTGAATTTAGAACTCAATGGCTGCAATATTTAAAAGTTGAAAGATTTGAATTATCAACATTCGGACAAATTGAAAAAGCAATTAAGCAATTAAGAAAAGGAGCTTAAAGTGAGAAAAGAAATAGTTGATGAAACTTCAGTACAAGGAAGTGCTGAATGGTTAGAGGCAAGAAAAGGTTTTAGAAATGCAAGTGAAACTCCTGATGTTATGGGAGAGGGCTTTAATACTCCAAATAAACTAAAGAGAATTAAAGCAGGGCTTGATACTGTATATGTTAATAGTGCTATGAAAAGAGGTAATGAACTTGAAGATCAAGTAAGAGAGTGGGCGGAAAAAGAACTTGATGAAATGTTTGCTGCTTCTGTTTGGGAAAATGGAAAATATAGAGCTTCATTAGATGGCTTAAATTTCGGTCAAGATTTGTTAATAGAAATTAAAGTATCTGATATTTCATTCGATGAAGTACAGGATGGAAATATCCCATATAAATATCAGTTACAAATGCAACATCAAATGTATTGTAGCCCTGTCGAAAAAGGATATTTAATTGTTTATTCACCTACTAAAGATGAGTATATTATTAGTGAGCCGCTTGTATTTGATCATGGTTTATGGGAAAAAGTTCAAACAAAATGGGCGGAGTTTGATGCTATGGAAGTTCCAGAAGAAGAATATATTGAAATTGAAGATGAAAGATATTCAGAATTAGACCTTTTATATGCTGCAAAAAAAGAAATGATTGATGAATGGAACGCTTCTTTAAAAGAGATTAAAGCAGAAATGGAGCTTATTGCTGATGGTAGAAATATCAAAGCTGTTCATACAACGCTTAATTTCGCTAATCGAAAAGGCTCGGTTGATTATAAAAAAATACTCAAAGAAAATGATATAAAAGTAGATGAAGATACATTTAGAAAACCTTCAACAACTTATGCAACAATCAGAGTAAATAAGAATGATAATAAGCAATAATTTCAATAGGCTTCTAAGAGGTATAATAAAGGAGTTTAGAGACCAATTAGTGTTAGGCATAGAAGATAAAGAGGAAGCAATAAAAATCACTCCTGTTATCGTTAAAACTATGCTGTGTGCTGTTAATAAAAACTATCCTAAAGATGAAGATGGAAAACC